CACCAGAACCTCGAACACGCGGAACAAGAGCACGACTCCTCGACTGAGATCGAGAACGGGAACGCGACTTGACCTTAACTCGTTTAGGTGCGACGAGCTCTCGCGTGACCTCATTGGCCACTTTCTGAACTAAACTACCACGAGCAGCAGTCTTCCTAGACCTGCGACGAGCCATAACAAGGCTCTTTTCAACTGCGCCGCCCACGCAAGTTGAACAGCCGCTGGGCGCGCGGCGCTCATGCATAGTAAAGATCAGCCAGCTGCTTCCGCGGGAGCCGATCCTCAACCACGGAAAATCCTCATGAAAGTACCGCATATTCTCATCAATTTCAAAAGCAAGCTCAGTACCAACAGAAGCTATCAACTGCACGAGAAGTGATTCATATCGACGCTGTGTCTCAGAAGGGTTTAATCCACGTTTCTTATAACACATCTTCGACATGATTTTAGAAATGGGTCTAGCAGGAACCCAGCCTTGTTCTGTCAAACGAGGTTTGGCGGACAACGCCTCAAACTGATCAACACTAACAGGCTCTACGCCCATATCGTGGAAAATGAGGCCAAAGGCTTCGCTCAAAACACGCTGAACAGATGCTCCGGTGTAGACACCTGAATATTTGCGGGCACAAGCCCAAACATGATCGTCACCCATGACAAAAATTGCCACAAACAAAAAGAACGATCGTTCTCCAGTGAGGACAATAAAAGCATAAAGATGGCAGATTATGTTGAGAATCGAATTGTCATGGATAGTATTGGGACTCCCAGAGGGCATTCGCACACCCCAATCAACCACACTACCATCATACAAAACGACATAAACTCTCAGATAAACAGGTGTCATAATAACCATGAAGAATTTAACATCCCCAAGGAAACATGCACTCCGCATCCAAAGCATGAGTACGACCAGATAAGCAATCAAATCATCCCAGCGCTGCACATCACCTTTCTGAATACCAGGAGAGTCCATCTCCTCAACGAAGCTAGCAATAGAACTAACAAGACGGTCAAAACCTCCATGTTGTTCGCAAAAGCCAACCCCAACACCAGTACCAGAACGATGACGAGGATCAACGGGTTGGGCACTAACCTGCTCATTAAAGGCACCAAAAATGCCACAAAACAATTGAACAAAAAGCGGAGCCCCAACAATGCCACGGGTACTAGCCTCGCGCACTTTTTGAGCTTCACGCAATTCATCCTTCAGGTTAAAGGCCCACAAGACAAAACCACTTTTCTGATCAAACAACTTTTCCCAATCACTCAACAACTCGCGAGCGAGGAGAAAAACAACATCAGCAGGAACTTCAGACTTGTGTGACAATCCAAGCGAACGGAAAACAACTCCTGAAGACGTAGCCATGTCCAAATTGTGCCAAGCCCAAAGCAGAGGAGCACTTTTGTACTCTATACCAAGTTGGTCGCGCACAATGGAAGCACTCTCCCAAAGACGATCATCATCCAAAGCAGCAGAATTCTTATTCTGAACTCGCTTACGCAAGTTATTAAACACCGCTCTCTCAGTAAGATCGCTCGGGAGATAGTCCAAATCACTATACCTCCTGGCAACAAACTCCGCACTGGGCATGCGATAAAACTTGCTCTTAGGGGCAGGAACACGGAATTGCGGGAAGTTACCGATACACTCAAGGCCGGTACTTTCTTCAAAGAAGTTACCGAGCCGAGCTTTTTTAAAAGTCAACCCCCGAGCCTTCTCACGTGCCCGCTGCGCAATGTGCAAAACGGCTTGAGAAGGGACCCAATTATTGCCGAGACAGTAGAAAAAGTAGTTTTCACCACCTTTGGCTGCACCGCCGGCAAAATGGATACCAACCAACACAAGTCTGTTATTCACCTGAGCAACAACTGGACAACCACAATCACCAGGCACGGTATTAATGTTATAAACACCGAGTTTTCCAACAGCGCCGATGCTCAAACCGGCCTTGCGCCACAATGTAACTTTCATATCAGTTTGGCAATCAGCGCGTC